GGCGCCGGCCCCTGTTGCGTCAGGATGAAATTGCGAATCTTTTTGCAAGCATGGGGATAGTATTTCAGGTCTACCCGGCCAGCCATCAGCGGCGAGAATTCTCCCGCATTAAAGGCCGTGATGATGGGGGCGGCTTTTGCCATTATCGTCTCGACATGATCCACTCGTCGTCCGCGAATTTTTGCGGCGGGAGTTCAATGGCATTGGCGCGGACCGCTTCCAGTATATAACGGCGCTCGTACCGCTCGGCAGCTTCGCGTTTGGACGCCGATTGCGTCAAGGGTTCGGCCAGCTTCGCGGCAAGACGACCACCGAGGGCCTCAACGAAGCAAGCATGGAACTGCGATGCGTCGTCCACCCGTTTGATATACTTGATGTTCAGCGGCGCACCCATATCGGTGAGAATCTTTCGGCCCTCGATCGTGAACTCTTCGGTTTCGTAGCCCCGATAATCGGTCAGATCGACGCCGACGTAATGATCACCGACAAACGTTATGCGCAGGCAGTCGGATGGGAACTGGAACTGGCGAGCAAAGTCAAACAGGGGAGCGTCGGCCAAGGCGGACAGTTGGGCGCGAGTCTTGGCGAATGACCAGTTGTATGCGGCCAACAGCCCGTCCCGTGTCGTGTCATAAATCGCCTTTATCTCTCGCGCTGGCTTCACCGCATCGTCAAGCGAAGTTATGCGAGTCTCACCCAAGAGGGTGAGACAGATATTGCCGATTTGAACGTCCGAGGCCATGACGCGTCAATCAGGCCGGAGGCCAGTTACCTTTGATTATGTGCGCCTTGATGTACTCCAAGCCTTCCAGCACCTTTGCCTTGCCAGCAGCGGTGGTCATACCCGCGCCCGCCAGATCGACCGTCAGTTCGATCGAATCCGAAGACACGGCAGCGCCGACTGCTTCCGTCACGTGAACGAAAGTCTCCCCTGCATTTATTCCATAACGACGAGTTGCCATTTTACGGCCCTCCTAAAAGATCGCGTGTGCGGCCCGACATGGATCGCACTCTTCCTTTCAAGACGGGCAGGAATTCTTCCCACTCGCCCATTCCTGCCATGTTCAGGTCAACGCCCTTATTCCACGGCGCATCGTAATACCGCCCCGTGTTGTCAAGCGGAACCCCGCACAGCAGAATATCTTCATACCCCAGAGCAATTGCCACTCGAACACCAAACAACGCACTGGTTCCGATCAATCTCGGCACGGACCACACATGATCAACCAATGGCCACTGCTTGTCCGAATGAATGATCACTCCAAGCTTCTGGGTATGAACTTGTCGCTGCCCGTTATCCATGCCCCGGAAGTAGTAACCCTCGTAACGCAGCGGAACCATGAACTGAAAACGCTCGCCATGCGCGCCCGCCCAATGCGTGGGGCGAAACGGCAGGTGCATCCCAGCTTGCTTGATGGCCATGGTGTCTATGGTTGGTGTTGGGGTGAATGTGCAGGCATGCAAGTCATCCCACAGGCACCGGCCTGAGCCGCAGATGATAAGTCTGCCCGAAAAGGAACCGGCGATCTTCGGGACCGAAAGGAACCCTAGATCGCCGGTTAAGCTCATGGCACCCGCCTCAGGAGACTTTATCGGTCAGTGACCGCCGACCACCTGCGTGGTAAGACACGCGGAACCGGCCACCGTTGCGGCCACCGCCAGCGTTCCCACAATGTCGAAGTCGCATTGCGGATCGACGGTGTAACCGAGTTGCTCCCACAGCGGCTTCGCCATGTTGACCACGGTCACCACGCCGGATTCGCGCAGAACGTTGGTATTGCGCTGCGCCGTTGCCATGTCCACTGCCGAAGCGAAGAAATCGGCATCGCGAACCGCGCCGCCATCGGCGGCAGTTCGGTAAATGCCGATATCCATGGTGCAGCCGGTGCCGAAGGAAGTGGCATCGAGAACCATGTCGGTAATGACATCATTCGATTTCACTCGACTGAAACGAATGGTGGAAGCCGCTTCCGCAGCTGCCGTGGCCAGCGTTCCGAAATCACGGTGTTGTCGCACCCGGCCCCCGGCTTTCCAGGCAGGATTCAGAACGATCGGCGTGGCGTCCATGTTGGTCACGGAAGTGGACTTGATGGCGTCGACCACGTACAGAATGCCGACCCGCAGGGCCAGCGTGAACAGGCTGAGAAACTTGTGAATCTTGATCATTGCAATTCTCCTTTATCGTTCGATTTCCGACGATATGGCGTGGCCAGAACCGCTGGCCACCCCGGTTGCCGATTATTCGGCGCAGGGAATCTCGACGACCTTGGCTTCTTCCAGCCGGGTTGCCCCGAAAGTTCCATACACGTACACCTGAACCGGCAGGCCGGCCAGATCATTGCGGATGGAAATGTTGGTGGTGATGTCGTTCCACATGCCGAGGCACATGCCGGACTTCGCGTACGCCGGAATGCGGCGATACGAAGAGCCGTTGACCTGCAGCAGTTCGGTGTTCTTCAACTCGAACCCGAGGAAGCGCGTGATCTTGCCCTCCATCATCACCGGCTTCTCGTTGAAATCCAGGCTGATCACCTGCATTTCCGCCAGCAGGTTGTCGTGCTGCTTGGCGGTGACCGGCATGTACAGGGGGTCCATTTCCAGGTCCACTTCCGCCGCCATCAGCAGACGCTTGGCTTCCCGCATCTTGGCCACGGTCAGGCCGACTGCGCCCGAGGCGCCATGCGAAACCGAAACCTGCTGGCTGGACGGGAAGGAGGTCGTGGTGCCCTGGTTTTCACCTTCCTTGCGATCGCCGAAGAAGGCCGGAATGATTTCACGGTCCTGCGATCGGCCCATGGCATAGGTGCCATTCACCGCGTAGCTGGAAGTGGGATCGACGATGGTGCGCAGCTTGTCGATGGAATCGACCAGATCATTCCAGTCGTAATCGACCGGATAGACCCACGGGCGGGCATGCGGCGTGTTTGCCGGGGTCAGCGCCGGATAGCGAGTCGTGCGCCGCGTGGCTTCGACTTTACCGATCTGCTCGACGGGGACCGCCGCTTTCGCGCCGGTGATGGGCTGAAACATGACGGAATCCCGCAGGCGGGAACCGCGTTGCTGCAGGAGCAGCATGATGGTGTTGCCATATTGCTGTGCATAATGGGTCGGAATTTGGTCGCTCATGGCGTCCTCCAAAAAGTTTAAATTGACTTTTCGCGAGGGTGTTCCGGCAACCGGACCCTAACTTGCTGGACCACGACCGCTTTTACGCAGGCCCCGTTGCCGGGGGTCCCTGCAGGCGATCGTGTCCAACCGTGCAGCGCGTAGTCTAACACACCCGCGCCGATGGTGTCAAGATCATTTCTGCTGCGACTGCTCCGGATAGGCGATCTTGTGCAACCGTGTCCATTCGGCCTTGGCGTCGGCGTCGCCCTTGATGAACTTATCGCTCCACGCCTTGTCCGACTGCAACTCCTTGATTTTGATGCGCGCAGCTTCCGGGGTGACCACGCTGCTGTTGCCGGCATTTTCGCCCTGCAGGAACGCATGTTCACCCAAACCGGCGCCGATGTTCGCGAACAAACGCATGGTATTCCCGGCTCCGATCGCGGCTTCGATCTTGGACAGAACCGCTCCCTTCTCCTCCTTGGTCTTGCCGGGGATGAACGACGCAACGGCGCGGCGGGACAGTTCGATGTTCTGATCTTTCATTCCAGCCTGTTGCCATTCGGCATACAGCGCAGTCATTTCCTGCTCCGCTGCCTGCGCCCGAATGGTTTCCTGCCCCTTGATCAGTGCAGCAGCTTCGGATTCATACAAACCGATCAGGGCTTCAAATTGCTGTTTGGGCACCCCAAGGGTGTGCGCCTTGTCACGGATTTTCACGATCACCGGGTCTTTCAACACGGTTTCGGACAGCTTGTACCCGTCCGGCTTTTCCGGTGCACCAACCTTGCGCCAGAACGCGGCTTGCTCCTCCGGTGTGGCGTCGGCCTTGGGGATGATCACGCCGCGCCCGGCCTTTTCCGCACCGACGAACTTTTCGAGATTGAAGGCCTTGTCGACCACCGCCGCCGGTCCGGTTTTGTATGCGTCCCCGTAGGATTTGATCCACTCTTTGCCGGGGCCATCGGGCAGGGCGTCATACCACACTGCCGGTGCGCCTCCAGACGCGCCGCCCGCGCCCGTCCCCGCCCCTCCGTCGTTGTTGGAGGCACCGCCTGCGCCCCCGGTACCGCCCCCGTTGGAGCCACCGGCCCCGCCTCCGTTGGAGCCACCGGCCCCGCCCCCCGTGCCGCCATCGCCTTCGGGGGAATACAGTCGTGAAATCAGTTTTCTGAGTAACATGGGAGTTCCTTGATTGTCGGGTTAATCGTCGGTCCCGTCTTGGTCCTGCGTGACGAGTCTGTACAAATCCGCATCCGTCAACTGAATGTTTTGGGCTATGCGGTGCCACACTTCGAGTCTACCAATAGCGATCCCCGTGGCAATAGGATCGACGGTCTGCGTCACCGGTGAAATAGCCACCGGTGTCGTGGTTGCCCTGCAGAACTTGCGCAGGTCAGAAAGGACGATATCCGCCGCAGGGGACAAGCTGTTACCGGGCGTGAACAAGGCTCGATAAGCGCTTCTGCGGCGGAATACAACCTTCCGTATGCGGTCAACAAACGACATGGCCTATTTGGCCTTCCTCTTGGGCTTGGTTTCCGCGGGGGGTTCGCCTTCGGCCAGCACCGGCTTGGTTGTGGCCGGTGCGCCCTGACCCTGCTGTTTCTTCTCCCATTCTTCGGGGGAATAGGTGCGCTCGACCGCTTGACCATCCACCACCGTCTTGGTCACAACATGACCGTTCGACAACGTTTCTTTCACAGTTTCCATATAGACTCCTTATTGAGGGGATGCACCGGCTGGAACTACAAACCCAGCCTCCGACGCAGCTTTTGCCATGTTTTTTGCGGCATTGGCTGCGGTATCTGCTCCTTCGAGCAAATTCTGTTGTTGCGCGGCTTGCTGCTGACTGGCGCGCAATGCGGCTATCTGATCCTTCGAACGCAAAACCTTGGCCGGTACTCCATTGATTTCGGCCAGTTCGCGCACGACTGCATCTTCATCAAAGGCATCCATCACCCCCGGTTTGACGTTGGCGATCGGGGACACAGATTCAATGGTCCGCATGATTGCCACCCCATCCTCGGCCCGACGCAGGCGCGTAAGCGGCGAAGTGTATACCACTTTCAGCCGCCCGCCCATCCGCTCCAGCAACGGCGGCATCGGCGGCAGGGCACCCGCAGCGCCGAGAATGTCCAATTCCCTTTGGATTGTCGGGCCAAGGAATTCCGATTGCTGCCTGCCCACGGTCGGGGCCAGCAGTTGCCCTTTCTCCTGCGCCCGGATCATGGCTTCCGTGGCAGTCATCTGGGGATTCTGTACCAGAATCTGGAACAAGGTAACGTAGAACGCATCGTTGATGACTTTGCGCTTCTGCTCGGTCATGTCCAAGGCGATCGGCAGATTGGACCCCGTTTTCATCGGGATCACCAGCTGCTTACCGTGCTCGTCCACCGCGCCATAGTTGATAGCATTGGGCCGGGCATTGAAGGC